TGCAATTACGAGATTGGAATGGTGGTTATTACGAAGGCTATTACGGTTACTGATCGGTCGGTATCGTCTAATTACTTTACCTATTGAATAAAGTAAACCTAACCCTTACCCTACCCTATCCCTAACCCTAACCCTAACCCTAACCCTAGCCCTAACCCTAAACCCTAAATAGGGTTAGGGCTAGGGTTAGGGTTAGGGATAGTTAATGCGTGAATAAAGAGAGAAGAATGAATACTAAAGTTGATATGGCGAGTTATGACCTTCCCACGCCAGCCCTTTTTGGCAACTTCGGCGCCTAAAGTTTGACTGGCTGAGCATGACCTTTATTCCCAGCGATTGTCGGATGAGCACTCGCGCGGAAGATTTGTGGACGGAGCTTGCGGAGATCCACAAATTCTGAGCACGGAGCGCAAGGAGCTAGCGGAATAAAGGGAATGCTCATCCAATAACTCTCTCTTTATTATATAAAAAATTAAGGACTTACGTTTGGGTGGTACGCGGGTGGGTAATTCATTAACTTTTTTTATTACATTTCCATTCTTTCAGTCATATTGACAATTTCCAGACGTCGCATTAACGCATCTCTTGTAAGGGCGTCGAGGGTTGGATACCAGAGATTTGGGTCAAGGTTACTGGTGATCCAGATTCTCTCTGCCTTAAATACCACTGAGGAACCTTTAACCTCAACGATAACCGGATACTTGTCGAACCATCGGAGTACGTGGGCGACGTCAATGTCTCCACGAAATTCATCGATAACAACATGTTTTTGATCTCGGTATCCATCCCAGAATTTAGACCTTGGATCTTTAGGATAAGCGTCAATTCCGGCCTCTGCCCACGCTGTGTGCGACTTCCCGACCCCAGTTGGACCCCAATACACTTTAACCGTTCGTTCCACGGCAACAGGTTCACAATAATCGACAGAAATTCGCTTGAGGTTACCGTAATTTCGCACAAAGATATCGCCCGGGATATCATCCAACCGTCCGCGTTTAGCGTTACGTTTGATGGCGTCCCAATCCGTACTGTTAGCTCGGTTGAGTGGAATCTCTCCGAGTTCGAATTGGGTTCCATCAACTCGGGTGTCTTCCTTCCAGACATACTCGAGGGCAGCATTCGACCTTCCGGGCTCGGCGTGGCACGTCCGTCCAAAGATGGATTTAACTCCTCCGAGTCTGAGTTTTCGTTTAAAGATGACGAGTATCTGCCAATGAAGGTAGCGTGGTCGTTCAACCTGGTCGTCCACCAATTGACCATTGAGGTGTACCTCATTCGGTGGGTTGGGTTCGTTTCCGTTTCCAGGTACTCGGCGTATTGGTCCCTCATCCTGAGGTAATACCTGGCGGTCGAGTCCAGCTCCGAGTTCAAGTTGGCCACGGATGAAAGCGGTGTTCGGCGGGAGGTAGGGTAAGAAATCGGCATGGGGAATAGTCAGTAACCAATAGCGAGCTTGAGCCATGCTCAGGTGTCTCGAAAAATGCCCGCTATTTATACCCGGGGGTGCGCCACCCAGTGGAATCCGGTGGCTTGTATGGGTGGCTCACTTTCTAGCCACCGGATCGAGCATGCAACAAGCCACTGAGCCGCCTAGTATTACTTTCTAGCAAGGCGGCTCATGGCTCACCCCATGCCTCTTACCTGCTCATTGCATGATACTCTCTATTCCTTAAAAAGATGAGTGGTCTCCAAGCTAACCTGCCTGGTGCCCATAGATATATTGCACCTACTATGGCTGCTGCTGGTGCATATATCTATGGATCCAAATTCATTAGAAGTCATGCTGCGAAGCAAGCAACCTCTTCATTCCTGAAAAAGTTAGCAATGCCTCCCGTCATGGTTGACAAAGGTTTGCAGGTTTACGGAAATCGAGCTCCGAATGGTCGCTTTAGGAAAGGCTTTGCGACCCCTAAACGTAGTGTGAAGTATGGCCGTAAGAAGACGATGACGAAGAAGACTAAGCGTAAGTATAACCGCAAGAAGAAGGTAGTTAAACGTCGGTCTTTTCGTCGTACGTTCAAAAAGCGTAAAGCGAACCATGGACCTGGATATTTTCAATCGAAGGGTGTCATTGTTACTCGTGAGGTCGGAATTTCGACGACTGGTGTTACAGATGCGTGTTATATTGGTCATGCTACCTGGGCAGTCGATCAAGCACGTATTGCCTTTTGTCTGTGCCTTTTGAAATCGTTATTGATTAAGGCTGACATCCCACCTCGAAATGTTCAGGATGGAGCACGTTTACCCATTGGTACACGTTTCTGTGTTGAATATAAGGCCGATCAAGATTCGTCCAGTGGAACTGGTGTGTGGTTCTTTGACACTACGAACGCTGGTGATTCGGTGTTATTGATTGCCACTAGTGTTGCGAATTCCATGTCGTCCACGACTAAACCTGACGCTAGTTTGTATAGGACTTATTTGAATTGGCCCGTTGGCCAGCCCAGGTTGGTTGAATTGCCGTTACTACATGCGAAATTTGAAATGTATTGCAAATCTTCGCTGAAATTGCAAAATCAGACTGTTTCCAGCGGCGGCGACCAGAATGACGAAGTTGATGCAATTCCTGTTGTAGGCAAGTCGTACTTTGGATTTGGTAATGGAACTACATCTAATCGATCCGATCATACAGAAGAACAGTTTTGGACACGTCAAGATGGCGGTAGTATGACGAAAGTAGGAACTGTTGCTTCTGGTTTAGCTGAAATGCCACCAAAATCGTACTTCCAGAATGTGAAAAGCGTCTCGAATACGTCGATTGATCCTGGAAGGATTATTCAATCGAACTTATATGATAAGCGCGTTTTAACGCAATCTCGATTGATTGGTGCTTTTGTTTCTGCAAATCAAGTAACGGACAAGTCCACTATTGGTAAATTTAGATTTTTCGGATATGAACACATGCTTAAGCCTAAATCTACTACGCCCAATATTATTATCAACGCGGAATGCAATTACGAGATTGGAATGGTGGTTATTACGAAGGCTATTACGGTTACTGATCGGTCGGTATCGTCTAATTACTTTACCTATTGAATAAAGTAAACCTAACCCTTACCCTACCCTATCC